TCATCTCAGTGCCGACAATACTGTAAGCCACTGGCTTACCATTGCCGCCGCTGGGATAGGTGTTATCCAGCGAGGTTGGCGACATATACTCAAGCACCGTGTTCGGCGAAGTGTTGAGCTTTACAGAGCGGACCTCCCGCAGATCGGTAGGCAGACTGATAAACTCATCGCTGGCCGTCAGAGTTGCGGTGGCCCGCTTCTCCTGCTCCCGCGTCTCAAGCTCACGGGACAGACGTGCCTCTGCAAGAGCAATGAAGTCGGGGATGTTATTGGTCAGGTCAGAGCGCGCGAGGCTGTTTGCCACTGCGGTTTTCAGCTCTGTATAATTCGTGATCGCCATTAGATGCGCCCGCCGCCTGTTCTAAAATGTCGGTTGTCCGGATCGTTCAGCCACTTGGCCCAATCGCGTGGATTGTCGGCTGGGTGACCAAACTTCTCTTTGAGCTGGACATAAAGCAGGTTCGGGATATCAGCGACCTTCTGGTGATGGCGCTGCGTATTACCGATCAGCTTGCCGTATTCCCACTCGTTTTGCTGACGTTTGTTTGCCTCCAGCACTTCTTTGATGTGCTGCTTCTGAACGATCTCAGCTTGACCATTACGGTCAAAATTCATCCATGTCTCTTTGCCGGCAGACTTGTCCGCAGAAATCAGTTTTTTCACGTGAAACTCCATGAAAAAAGGGGCAGCCGCAGCCGCCCCTTTTGAACATTTGTGAAAGGCTTAGGAGCCGTTCAGACCGAAAACAACCGCATGGGATTTCGGCGCGTCCGGAACCAGTGTCCACTCGCAGAGGATTTGCCTCTTCTGCGCGTCACCTGTCGGTGCAATTTCTTGCTCGACAAAGTTACGACCGTTGATGGCGCCAACCGCAACATGATCCGGATCGATCAGGAAGACCCGATCATTTCCGAGAAAACGAGACGGAATGACCTCAAGCTGACCGAAGTCGTTGAACAGGATCGACACCGCACCGTTGAAGGTAATCGGCTGACGAGCTGTCGTGGTCGCTTGGTTACTCACCAAGTTGGTGCCGCTCTGAGTCAGATCAGAGATGTTGGCACGGTTCGAGGCCGAAGCCACGAGGAGACGAGGGTTGCCTCCGTCGGTCCATGCTGCCTGCATGGCGCTGTCGATACGTGCGAGGGTCAGCGCGTGCGCTGTGCCGGTCACATCTGCGGCATCAGAACCGTCGCCGGTAGCAAACGCCATGTCGGACGGCTTGTCACCGTTGGTCATCCAAGTCAGCAGGGATGCCGACTTGCGCGGGTCAGAAGCTGACTTAGCGACGTTGGTGTCACCAATCATCTTCTCGATATCACGACGGAGATCAAGACCGGCAAGAACCGTCTGATATGCCACCTCACTCTCGACTCCCGCCTTGTCTACTGCTTCGACGGTATTCGAGATCAGGAACCCTCGTGAACTAATTTGATGCGTATTAGAGAAACGCGTCAAAGCAGTCACGCCGGAGTCGGTCATGTCCGCGCCTTCATTGCGGTGGTTGTCGGTAGCGGCAGATGCCAATTCCTGAACGAGAAATTCGTATGTAATACCGCTGGTCGAGATTTTAGAAGCGCCGCTGTATAGAGGCGTTTCGTCTGAGTCGATCCTTGCGATGACATCCGCAAGGGTTTCGCGCTCACCAATTTTGGTGGCGGTGGTCAAGGTAGCCATGTGTCACCTCATTTGTTTCTGGCTAGAAGAAGATCAACCGCTGAGGCAATGCTGCCTTCAGAGGCATGACGATCCGCAAGTTTGACCTTGCGGCGAGTAGCCACTTCATTCTTTGAGCGAGGAACTCCGGCCTTTGCCATTTTGGGCGCTTTGCGGACTCTCTTCTTTGCCTCTGGCTTTGAAGCGTTCAGCCGTGAGAGTTGCCACGAGTGATACAAGGCCACGATGGCCCGATGGTCAGCCGCGTTTGCGATCTCTTCGTCGGTATAACCAAGAGACTTTGCGTACTCAGCCAGCTCCGCCCGCTCCGTATCGCGGACCTTTTGGTCCTGCCATTGCGGTAGTTTCTGAAGCATAAGCTCTGACTGCTGAACAAGATGCGCACGCATCATGCCCTGCTGTTCGGTAGCACGCTCTTTTTGCACTCGATGCTGTTCCACCTGTATCTTCTGCAAGTTGTCCTTGCGTGCGTTCCAATCTTGGACAAGGCGGGTGTATTCCTTAGCGTCAAGCTCCTGATAGGCTTTATCCCAATCAGGCTCCTGACCAAGCCCCTGTTGGACTTGTTGCTCAAGCTGCTGAAGTGTCTGAGCATACGCATCCCGCAGTTGGCTTGTTTGTGCGCGCTCGGCCTGAAGCTCGGATTGCTCCGCTTCAAACTGTTTGCGCTGTTCCGCCAGTTGCTGCGTCTTTTGCGTGTAATCAGCCTCTCTCGTGTAACCTTTGAGTGCTTCATCAAGTGAGACATCAACGTCCTGTCCGTTTACGCGGACAGTGAAGACATCCTCCTCAAATTCACCTTCATCGGCATCGTCGTTGGTCTGATCTTCCTCATAGTCATCAACTTCAGGGTCAAATTCCTCTGACTCGTCGGTCGCCTCATTTGAGGGCATCACCTGATCTTGATCCGTAATGATCTCTTCAGGTGGAGCCTCCAACTCACTAGACGTATCCTCCGCCGGAGGGGTCTCCATGAGCAGGCTGGCCGCATCTTGTAGGGAAAGGTTGGAGTTGGTTTCCGCTTGGGGGTCAACCATAAGTCACCTCTAATTTATCTGTGTTTGAGTCTTTCTTCAGCAAGGCGACCGTCCTCAAGGACTTTTTGAAAGTGTCCCTTAAGAGCGTCGAGTGCTTGGAGAAGCTGGTAGATGTTCTCGCGGGCTGCTTGGTCAGCGATTGCTGACTGCTTCCACGCGGTAACAAATTCTTTATCGAGGGTTTCAAACGCCTCAACGATGAGCGGGTCGCGCATCAGGGCTTCGGCCCGCGCTGCACGTTCCGCCTGCTGCCTCAGTTTTCCCTCGTTCATGATACGCGGGTGAACCCTGTAAGGCTCATCGGTGAGCGATAGAAATCAGGCCGGTATCCGTAGCTTTCAGTGAAGCGCCGGTTCGCGGCATCGAAGTCGAATCCAGAAGGCAGGTTTGCCGGTGCGTCATCTAGCGACGTGCGGCGGAAGAAAGCGCCGGAGCCTGTATCTGCGGTGCCGTTAGAGACACCCTTTTCGCTGCGGGTCATAGGGCGGCAGGCTTGGAGGAAATCATCGAAGATGTATCCGTCCGGACACTGCTGTGCGCCGGTGAGCGGGTTTGTTTGCGGCGGGACAGTCTCATCATCGCTTGCTTCGGCAGGCGGTGCATAAGGATTATCACCAAAGCCGGTATAAACTTGTGTCTGCCCGAAAAATGGCAAATTAGGACCAAAATCACTGTAGCCGCGAACATCTCCCTCTGGGCTATCGCCGTAGGTAAAAATCCCAGTCAGATTTGTCGTCGGTATGCCTGATGGCTGTGACGTTTGTGCCGCCAAGATGTTGCGTGCCACAAAATCATCACGCCCCTCAAGATTGGCTTGCTGTGCGCGTGTAAGCCCACCAAAAGGTCTTATTTGACCAGCGGGTCCAGATTGATCGCCCGTGTCATAATTGAGAACGTCCATCGCCGTTCTGCCGGTACCGGTAAATGGATCATATTCGTCCTCCATGCCAGTAACGCCTGACGGTATGATTCGCCCGGTAGTGGTGTCAAACGGCACGCCATCTATGTCAGTGATCACCGGCGGGGGCATAGCTGTTGAGCCAACCGAAACATCACCGAATGTTGGAGACATTCCATCGCCAGCTAAATCACCAAAGTAAGACGTAGAGACGCGCTGTGGCACAACAGATGTAATCGTGCCGCGTCCACCAAGACCGACTCCTGTACGAACGGGGCTGACAGCGGGTGCTGGAGGCAAAGTCGCTGCGAAATCTTGGAACATCGACTCTGCCATGCCCCTTTTGAGCGGCGTATCCAGCACGGCAGGCGGTACCGTCATGGGACGACCCATCGTCACTATGTCCATTACAGGGTCACGGTCTTCACGCGGCTGTGAAGGCGCAGAACGAAAGTTCACCCCGTCTGTTTGACGACGCGGACCACCAAATGCTTCTTGCTCATAGTTTGCTTGCGTATCGTCTGCGGCGGGGCTGTCGCCACCGCTGCCCTCGTCTGTGGTGCCAGAGCCAAAGCAGAACAGGCGTGCCTCTATACGGCGTGCCATGTCCCATTTATCTAGGAAGTCACGATCCCACATAACCTGCTCGTCCTTTCGCGCGGCGATACCAGTGTCCACGCACGCCTTTGCCTAAAATGTCTCTAAACTTCGTCCGCACCTTGCGCATCATCTGCGGTGCGTCTCCGTGCGGAGCTATGAAGTCCGCAAAAAATAGGTTTTCTCCGCAACGCCACTCTTCCGGCGCAACGGCGCGTTTGCCCTGCATCAGCTCGAGCAGAACCTCGTCCGACACAAACGCCCATGTCACAACACCAACCGGACGATCTTCCTTTGCGAAGATGATCGCCTGACCGTGCGACATCGGATACGCAAACTGCCTATAGACGCGATCCAGTGTCCAATCGGTATAAACGCCTGCCCGCATGAGCAGGTCGCAGACATTGCCCAGCGTCATGCGCGCGGCAGGTTTGTGCTTATCTCTGCGTCGGTCATGGCCTTAGCAACACGGAGCTGCGCCTCTGCGGCAAGCTCTTCTCTGCGCAAGCCCAGCTCGGCCATCATCTTTTCGCGCTCCAAAGCGATCTCTGCGTCGAGCTTGGCTTTTTTCAGCTCAAAGTCCTGCTGGATTTTGATCAGCTCCGGATTTGGCTGCTGCTGTTGCGGCTGCTGTTGCTGCATCATTTGCGCTTGCGCTGGGTCTTTGAAGTAGCGCGAAGCGTCCTTCATGCCGGCAAGCTCTACATACTGGCGCAGCGTGTTCGCATACTGGTCCATCCCGACCAGCGGGTTGTTTGGCCCAAGCGTCTGGAGTATCTGCTCCTGCTTGACGATAATCTCCATCAGGCGGGACATCTTCTCCTGCTCGTCCATCGTGCCAAGCCCGACATTGACGACGATGTCAAAGCCCTCAAACTCACGCGGGTCGATAGGCACAAACTTGTTGCGCAGGCGAATGATGCGCGGCTGCTGCTGATAGGTTGAGACCAGCTTTAACACGATGCGGAACAGGTCTTTCATTCCCGTCTCCGCAATGGTCCGCGCGTAGCTCTCCAGTTTCTGGCCCGCACCTTTCACCGTTGCCGATACCGCTGCGGCGGTGCTGCTTTGAAGCGCGTTTGCGTCCAAGCCCTGCGAGGCCTTGCTCATGCCAGTGCGCTGCTCTTTGATTTCGTCAAGGTAGCGCATGAGCGGCTGTATCTCTCCGCCTACTCCGCCTGTCGAGAGCGGCTGCACGGCTCCGGGCGAACGCGTGCGGATCACCGATCCCGGCGCCCCCTCAAGCAGGTCATCGATATTTACCTGCCCCTCAACCGCTACGACGCGCGGCATCACCGACAGGTAGGTGCTGTCGAGGTACTGACGCATCAGGGTCGATTTGATGACTTGCAGGTCTTTTGTCAGATCAAAGATTGACCGTCCGATCAGGCGGTGCGGCATCAGGATCGGGCTGATCACCGCAAAGGGGATGTAATCGATGATGTCGTTCTCAAGGACATGCTCTCCGCCGTCCCCGATGGAAAGCACGCGGCGCAGCTCGGCAACGCCGTCCTCGTCAAAGTCTACTTTAATGATGCTTTCATATACCGGCACCTCACGCTGTGAAGGATCGGCGTGGTTGTAATCGTTCTGCGCATCAAGGTCTTCAAAGCGCTTGCGGCGCTCCATATCGACCTCTAACTCACCAACGCCCGCGTAAGTCTCAATTTCGTCTTGGTCGTAGCCCATAGAGACCAGCTCGGAGACGGTCATCGTGGTGCGGTGGCAGATGAACCGGCTTTCTTCGAGACTCTTGGCCCTGCGGCTAACAAGGAACTCCTCCGGCGGGACGTTCTCACAGCGGATGCGACCAGATTTGGTCTTGGTCCGGAGCGTGACATCATAATTCAGCACCTCCTCAATCCCCAACTCAGGATCGCCGGCCATCAGCACGCTGGTGTCTTGCTCAACAACCTCAACGTCGGGGTTTGCCAGTAGGAGCGCCAGTTCGCTTTCGTCCAGCCCCTCATAGCTCTGCTGTTTGATCTCGTCCGTCTCGTCCCACGCGACCTTGATCACGCCGACTTTAAAGAGGAGCGAATCCTTGATAAAATTGTAAAGGATACGGTAGTAATCGTTATCGTTTTGCAGAACAAAGTTAACATAATCAGTGGCTTGCTCTGCCTTCTCAACGTCCTCTTCGGTACGCGGGGCAAAGCGGACAACCTTATCGGTGCCTGTAAAAATGCGCATCATCGAGGGCATGATCTGCTCAACGACATCCGCGACCTCTGTGCTTACGACGCTGGACCTACCTTCGACCTCGTTGCCAAAAGGGCGCCCCAAATAATAGTCGAGCGCATCTACACGGTCCTGCGTGTACTCCGTATCAAAATGGTTCAGGCTTTCAGTGATCTCGCGCGAGATCACAGAGCCGAGAGCGTCATTATCCATCATTACTTTTTGCTCCCAGACCGCGACTTTTTGTAGATGTCAGAGTCTGCTTTTCGGGCGCCACCCTTGCCTGAAACATATGAATTTACGCGTCCCATTGCCCAAGCGGACATCGGCACGTTGCGGCTCCCCCCGCCAAGATAAGCGCCTTGCCCACGACGATACACCTTCGCCAGCTCTCCATAGCTGAAGCGGGTGCCTTCAGCCTTTTTTCGCAGAGCGGTTTTTGTTTTTTCGCTTAGAGGTTTTGCTTTTGGCATTTTGCGCTGCCCTCGATTTGCTAACTGCCGCGATGTCTATGCGCTCACCGCGCTTGTACGCGGCTGCTGTTCTTTTTAGCTCTGCGGCTTTGGCTGACCTGTTTTT